CTTGACGGAACCCGGGGCCGGGATTATATTTTCTGGTCTGCCGTATCACGTTCCCTGGTAGCTCAACCGGCAGAGCGGGTGGCTGTTAACCACTAGGTTGCAGGTTCGAGTCCTGCCCAGGGAGCCAAATATCCCGGTGTACGAACCGAGGTCTGGTTCGGTAACCCGTACCAGATTTCGATCGTGCGCCGATCATGAATGAGCACCTTCTTCACCAATTGGCGGAGAAGGTGCTTTTTTTGTGGATTGGTTCCCGCGGCGATCACCTCCTCGAAGTTGTCCAATAGGCCTGAGAGCATTTCCCGGTCGATCGCTGGCAGCTCCAACTTCTTCCGGCGGTTCTCGAGCTGCTGTTTCTCAATTACCAATTCCTCGATCCGGGAATTGAGGCCCTGGATTTTTTCGGTGCAAAGCTCGGGCTTCATGCTCCCCGTTTCGAATGCCTCGAAATAACGGTCAATTCGTCCTCGGGTCTTGGCAATCTCCGCCTCGACCTTCCCGATCTCCTTGTCCAATTCCGGTTTCTCCGCGGTGAGCCGCCGGTTGGCCTCCTCCCAGATTCGGGTCATAAACTGCTCGTCCCGGAACATCGTCTTGATGTCCTGCACGATCGCGGTCTCGAGCAGGTCCGCCCGGACATAGTCCTGGTCGCACTCACGGATGCTCCAGCGTTTATTGCAGAGGTAGTAGGGGAATTTCCGGCCCTTCTTGCGCGTGCTCACACCAACCATATGGCTTTTACAGCGGGCACAATGGATGATGCCGGCCAGCAGCCGTTCTTCTCCGTTATGCCATTGGCGTCCGTTTAAGTCTTCCTGGCGCTCCTTCATGATCTCCCGGGATTTCTCGAAGAGGAGCTCCGAGATAATGGGGTCATGGTGCCCATCGTAGGTCACCTCGTGCCACCGGATCTTCCCGACGTAGACCGGGTTCTTTATCATGTTGAGGATCACCCGTTTGTCCCACTTCTTTCCCGACCGCTTGCGGTGGCCGGCCTCGTTTATCTTGTGGCAGATCGTGTGTGCGCCCTCCCTTCCGAAGGCGTACATCTGGAACATCTTCCGGACGATGAGCGCCTCGTCCTCGTTGGTAATGAGCCCCTTCTCCGGGTCGAGCAAGAAACCGTAGGGAACGTTCCCGCCCACGAAATTACCGCCCTTGGCCTTCTTCTCCATCCCTACCTTTGTCCGCTCGACGATGGTGGCGTGTTCGAATTCGGCGAAGACGCCCAGCATCTGGAGCATCATCTTTCCGGCGGCGTTGGCGGTGTCGAACGGCTCGGTGATGCTTTTCAGCGCGACCCCGTTCTTCGTGAGCTCGTCTACCATTTGGGCGAGTTCTCGGACCTTGCGGGATAAGCGGTCTACCCGAAAAACCAGGAGGGTGTCGAAGGCCCGGGCTCCGACGTCGAAGAGCATCTCTTCGAGCCCGGGCCGGTTCATGTGGGTTCCGGATTCGGTGTCCCGGTACAGTTTGTGGAGCCGCCAGTCGTCCCCGTATTGCGCCTTGCAGAAGGCCTCCAGCCGTTCCGACTGGGCTCCGAGGGAATATTTCTGGTGGTCCTCGTCGGTCGAGATGCGGGTGTAGAAGGCGACTCGGGTCACCTGGCCGTTCCCGCCGGTAATTTGCGTCTTGGCCACGTTGGCTCCTAGTTGCCCGCTTTGCGCAGCATGTTGAGCTTCTTCAGGCCGTTGCCGGGGACCTCGTAGCTCCAGAAGGTCCACCCGTCGACTTCGCGGCCCGTGATCTCTTTCCCGGCGCGGGAAGGGCTGTTGAAGGTTTTGCCGTTGACCGTGATCGTCCCGTCCTCGTTGACCGTCGCCTTGTGCTCGACCCCCTTGTACGTGACCACCAGTTCCTTGGGGGCTACCTTGAGGGTGGCCAGCGCGGGGGTGCGCTTGCCATCCTTCTTCTCCACCGGCGTCTTCGGGGCCTTCGGCGTCTTTTGCACCTTCTTGCTGGATCCCTTTTTCGCCACCTTTGGCTTTGCCCCCGGAATCACCCATGTCTTTCCGTCTGCGCTCTTGCTGGTCTTCGGTTCTGTGGCAATCTTTTTCTTCGTCATGGCGTTATGCCTCCTTCGTCCGTTAGTTAATTCCGTGGATCTACCGCGCCGTCGTCTCCTCGGAGGGATTCGGCGGCGCGACCTTGAGGTACTCGTCGCGGATGTATTGCTTGAACGTCTTCATGGCGGTCCGGTTCTCCTTCTCACCGTCGGCCGAGAAGCGCAGCAGTTCGTAGTAGCGGACCCCCGCGGCGGTTGCGTAGGTGCGGGACGGGACGAGCACGGTCGGCGCTTCCCCCTTCTTTGACCGCCAGATGGAGCACCCCACCAGCTTGAGGCCTGCGAGGAGCCCCTCCTCGAAGAGGATCTCGACGTCAGCAAGCTTTCCGGACGGTGTCCCCCCGTGGTTCAGGACGAAATGAACGCGCATGGCAACCCCCCCTTTCAGATTTTTCCTGCCTCTTGATACGAGTAGAACTTTCCCGCCGGCCCGGTGATGACGTGGTCGAGTACGTTGATCCGCAGCAGTTTCCCTGCGTCCACGAGGGATCGGGTGACGTCGCCGTCCTCGGCACTCGGGGTCGGATCGCCGCTCGGGTGGTTGTGGACCAGGAGGATCGCCGCAGCATTCGCCACGATCGCGGCCTTAAAAATCTCGCGTGGATGAATCACGGAACCGTTGAGGATGCCGACCGAAACGATCTCGAAACCAACCGGGCGGTGTTTCGTGTCGAGAAGGTAGACGCAGAAGTTTTCCCGGTCGGAGAAAGCGATGCCTCGCCGCTCGAGGTCTTGATGCACGCTCAACGCTGTCTTGAATGGCGAGGGATATTCCCCCTCGCCCTCCATTACTATTTGCCATCGGATGGTTTTCATGGTCTGCCCTTTTGTGGCTTGGCTCATCGGCGCTCGGCGGCTACCACGACCGGCCCCTCTGGGTGCTGTGTATCGCCTATCCATTGCGCTGCATCTTCCAGATCTTCGCGAGCATCACCGCGTGGTCCATCGACCGGGTGAAGTTCTCCGCCGTCCGGATCTCGTCGAGCGTCCCGTCCGTACCGCCTCCGCCCCAGGAGACCCGCACTTCCCAGCTCTCCACCTGCATCTTGGTTTCGGAGTCGTAGGAGCGATCGATCCGCTCCCGGACCTCGATCGTCCCCGACCAGAATCCGCGGGGCCTGATCTCCGCGTATCGGAGCCCGTCTTCGTAGGTCTGGACCTTGATCATGAACAGCCCGTGATCCACCCCGCCCGCCTCGGGAGAGAGGTACCACCAGCACCGTGAGCACATTCCGTTCTCCGGGTTGAAGTCCTTCTCCTTCTCCGTTGCCCCGCACACCGGGCAGGTCACCCTTGGTTCCTCGGCCATCGTCATCCTTCTCATCGCTGGGGTGTTTCTCATGGAAATTCCTCCTTCGTCCGTTAGTTGATTTCGTGAATCTCCCGCGCCTTCTGGAACCCGACCCACTCCCCGTGGAGCCCAAGTCCCCGGGCCGCCAGTTCCTCCTTGGCAATCCGGTTGAGGTCGATCTCGCCCCGGGCGACCGCCGCTAGGACCTTCACCTCGGCGATCTGGATGAACCCGATCTCGTCCACCGTGAACGGCCCCGCGGAGTATCCGGCCTTCTTTTCCATCTTCTTGGCACCTCCTAACATGTTGTATTTCATCGTTTTTCTCCTTTTTACAGTGACACTCCTACCTCGGGGGGTACCCCGAATCAAGGCAAATAGTTGATTTGAATGAGGCAATCCCTAGGCCTCCTAAAGGTAAAAAGGCTACCCCGGGTAGCCGAAGGGGACAGAACTCAAAAACCTTTGAAATATTTGAGGAATACTTGGGATGAAGAGGAGATCTTGACGCCTAACTTATGTTAGGCATAATGTGGGGTCTTGTCTCCGGACCCGAGGCGGTACGGATTGCGGTCGCTAGGCAGGTACAATTCGCCGGATAGGAGAAATGGGTAATATGCCCAATGCAGAGGACCTAACCCAACGTCAACGGGAAACGCTTGAATGGGTGAAGGATTTCATCAACGAGAAGGGGATGCCACCGACTGTTCGGGAGATCGGAGCAGCATTCGGGATCAAGAGTTCCAGCGTCTTCGATTTGCTCACTGTGCTCGAGCGGAAGGGATACCTGCGGCGTGGTGACCGGGGGGCGCGATCTCTGATCGTCGAAGGTCTTACCAGCGCCCGAAACGAAATTTCGGAGGTACCAGTTGTCGGGAGTATCGCCGCCGGTCGACCCATCGAGGCTATCCAGGATGACCGTGGGACGATTGCCGTCAGTAGAGATTTGACTCGGGGTCATGAGACCTATGCATTAAAGGTTGAAGGCGAAAGCATGGTGGACGCCGGCATCCTGGATGGCGACTACGTGATCGTGCGAACGCAGGAGACCGCTGACGATGGGGATATCGTGGTGGCGCTCATTGGGGAGGAGGTCACCCTCAAGCGTTTCTATCGGGAGAAGAACGGTGTCCGCCTCGACCCAGCAAATCAAAATATGTCGTCGATAATAATTTCGGCTGGAGATTTCAGGATCCAGGGGTTGGTAGTCGGTGTGATGCGAATGATGGACAACCGTAAGGAAAAAAGGGACTAGCCCATGGGCAAACACCGGACCTTCAACGCGGATCGCTTCTTGGACAAATTCCAGGGAAGGGAGTCGATCCTACGCGGTTATGTCGGAATGTGGGAAGAACGCCTGGAATTAGACATTGCGAATCTGGATATTCCACGGTTCAAAGAGTTCCTGGTCAAAGGCGAAGGTGACGGGAAGGGTGAACTGCTCGAGGGGCTCTATCGGGCCTACGATCTTTGCACGGAACGCGGCCACGAGGATCTCATTGCCGCATGTCGAGGATGGGGGAATGATCCGGATCCCGAAGCAGAGCTCCCCGTGGAGTGTCTGAGCCTGAAGGTTCGGACCGAGGACGAGGACGCTTTCAACTTGGCCTATGACCGGAATACATTATGGCGGGCTGAGAGTTTCTCCCTCTTCCGGGGGAAGGAGCCCAAGGCCATCGCCGATGTTCCGGCTGCCGCATCACGGTTTCAGGAGAAGCTGGCGGAGGTTTTCAAGGAGGATAAGAATAGCGACCGCGTCCTGGTTCGCCAATATAGTGAGGGGCCGTATACCAACTTCATCGTGTACCACGAGAAGCGCACCAAGGCTGAGTTGATCTTCAAGGGCACCAGAACACGCCCCAAGATTTCGCCGACCATCCTTCGCCCAGCCCAGCAAGATTTCATCAGCTACAACAACGAAACGGGCCAGATCGAGATCGAGGCCCGGTTTGAAAAAGAAGAAGCCATCCTGCGAAAGAAGTTCGCAGAGTGTTGTCTGGGGGACTCGGACTTCTTCGAGGAGGAAGAAGCCGGGAACCGCATCGCCTTAAAGAGGATCGCCGAAGAAGATTTCAACATGCTCGTAGACGACAACCATTCTGCCGTGCTGATAGAACTCCACTTCAAACTAAAGCAGCTACATGGGCCGTCATTCGCCGTCCGTTCGAAGAGTGTGCTGGAGACATTGGATCGGAACTCCTTACGCAAGCAACTTGCTGGTGGCGTTATCCGCAAGGCCGTGTTCAAGATCGGTTTCCCGGACGATCGGCGAGGAAAACGCGTCGAACTCTCCGGCACAAACAAGATCAAGTTCAAGCGTGCCACCCATGCGGAAGCTGTTTTTCGGTATCTGAAGAACTGGGGAGTGATCGGTGACTGAATCGCTTCTGAGTTTCTTTCTCACGCGGCTCGATCAGATCGAGTCTCCCGTATTCCTCCACCGAGAACTGGAGAGGTTTCCCGCCGAGGACCTGAAGGCGCTTTTATCCGAAGGTCTCCTGCGGGAGACGTCGAGGGCGACCGAGATCCCTCGTCCCGCACATCTCCCCGTGGGCGGAGATCTTATCGTGCGACAGACGGAAAAGGGCCTGTTCGGCGTGGCTGATAAGGACGACTACTTTGATCCCATTCCCCTGGTCGAGGAGGATGTCCGTCAATACGAGGTCTTAATCTCTAAGGTCATCGCTTGCATCCGTCGAGAGAACGACCTCATAGGCGTGCCGGTCGCAAACGGGAGAAAATTATTCCTGGTTGGTGAACGTCTTCTGCCAGGCCATGGTCGGGCCGATGTTTACCTATCCCTTATCAATGATGATCCATCAGAATTCATGTTGGTCTGCAAGAAAGTTCAGCCCACAAATCCACGGCCGGTGGTGATTCTCGTGCCGAGGCCGATCCCCCTCTCCGTGGAAAACGTTCAGCTACTCAGAAGTTGGGAGATAAATATCGTCTCTCTCATGCCAGATCTGGACGGCAGGCGCTGGAAACTGCCGTGGGGCCAGATCTTACAAAAACCCATCGAGGGTAAAATGGAGGAAGTAACGCCCGAAAACATATATTGCCGTGTTATCAGCAAGGATGGAACGCAGTCACTAGACAAATCCCGATACCAAGCGCTCTTAAAGACCAGGAACAAATACGACATGTTCATCGACGGGATGACCCGGGAAACTAGTTGTCGAGACGGCAAGGGAAACCCGCAGGCGGCGAAGCTAACACCCAAGGAATTGGGTATCGTTGGCGATGTCATCATGGCGGGCAAACCGATGCGACCGTATAACACCAAGACGGGTAATAACTGCTCAAGCAGCAACTCCGCCTGCAGATTGTTCGTGGAAGCCCGTAAAAAGGTCGACGTGAAGCTCGGGCGCTACAGATATCGCGCCTTTCGTCTTCATAAGGATTCCAGCGACTCGAAGCTCAACGCCCACGAGTTCACGCCGCCGGATGGTTTTTTGTACTGCTTGATTCTCCCCGCCTGACGGGGTCTTTCCTACTTCTTCCGCTTCGCTCCCTTCTCGCTCGCATCTCGCTCCGTCTTCGCTCCCGATCCGGATGATGGAAATCATGGCGGCCTGAAAAGGTCGTCTGATTTTCTCGCGGAAAGGAGATGACCGCATGGCGAAGGAATGGCGCTGTAAAAAGTGCGACACCCTTCTTGGGGTCGAAATCGGCGCGCGTTTGCACCTGCGCTACAAGCAGGTGCAATACGTTGTGGATGGAGGCGACTACAACGTGATCGCTGTCTGTCGGAACTGCTTCTCGGTGAACGATCGAAAAGGTGAGGAGGAACCGCCCCCATCCGTTGCTGCGAACGGGTAGCAACCCAATTCGAAACAACCTCGAGGTGCTCGACGCCCTGATTGGCCCATAAGAGGCGCCAGACGCCCGGCCGGAAAGGCCAGGCGTCATGGTTTGCCCCTCGAGGAGGGAAGACCGCGAACGATTTGAGCAGGAAATCCATTCCAGTGAGTACAAGAAGCTGTTGCGGGCTCTTCAGCGCGAAAGTCCGTTTTTCCGCCGGTTTGTTACGTGGAAGGATGTCGTCGCGTTTATGTGGGCAGGAACGTCAACGGACCCAAGGAAGGATGAAATCCTCCGTTCCATTTTCGATGCCTACACAAAGGATCAAGACGCGCGCTGGCACATGATCATCTTGGTGATGTTCCTGCCTGGCTTGGAATGTCTCCACGTACAGAAGCATCGCTGGGACCCTGATCCGGAGGAACTCTGGTCCAACATTCTATGGACCGCCCTCGAGGTTCTTTCCCGGATCGACATCAAGCGCCGTCCAGACAGGCTGCCCCAGAAAATCTACAACGACACCTTCCATCGCCTATACGAGAGGTATCTCGGCATCTGGGAACGCTTGGGCCGCGAGAAGCCCGTTGATTGGAATGAACTCGTGGCGCTGGCTGACATGAAGGAGGCGAAGGCACATGCCGGCAAATTCGACTGCATCAACTTCTTCACTCATGGATTTCGGGAGGAGAAGGAAAACGAGGTCCGGCAGCTACACGGGCATATGGAGGCAGGCCGGATAACCGAGGCCGACTTTCTGTTGCTCGTAGGCACGAAGGTCTACGACAACTCCATCGCCGAATACGCTCAAAAGGTGGGCCTTTCCTACCAAGCCGTCAAGAAACGCCGGCAGCGAGCCGAGGCTGTTATCTCCTCGTTTTTAGGGGAGAAACGTTGATCTCCAAGGCGGTGTGTCCCCATCAATGGCCTCCCTACCCCTTTTCACTTTTAGAGGGGACTGAAAAGACGAACGAGGGAGGTGAGGGACCGATGATCACGAAAGCGGAAGCGAAAAACCTGATCAACGACCTGTTCGAGGAGGAGGCCCTTCTCATCGGGGGATTGGCGGCCGTCCACAAGATGGAGGACGACCTCGTCTGGAGGCTCATCCGGAACCTCGATGTGATCCGCCAGAAGGTTTTGCGTCGCCTCGAGGACAAGGCCCCGGAGGAGGGGGAGGTGGGACCGCCGAGACGCCCCAACCTCAAACCGCACCCGGCGATCGAGGATTTCCTCCTGTCGATTAGGAGGGGATAGCTGATGGCGGCGACGAGTTCCATCGAGCTGAAGCGCCACTACCGCGAGATGTCCCCGGAGGAAGTCGACGACTTAGTCGCGGGAGTGGCGGACCTGATCGTGGACTTTCTCAAGAAAAGACGTGATCCCGTTCAACCGGACAAACCCAAGCCGGAGCAGGAGGTCCTGGCATGACCCTACCAACCGTATTTAAGAGACGCCGCAGTGATTCCGGGGCCCTCGTGGACGACCTGTCGTTTCTGATCCAAGAGCCGGCTGACGTGTACCACGCCAAGAGGGACAAGTACCTGTCCAGCCACCAGCTGGCGGAGTTCCGCCGCAACCCGCTGTTGTTCCACAAGAAGCAGTTGGGGTTGGTGACGGACGAGGACCGGCCAGCGTTTCTTCTCGGCCGCGCCGCGCATGCGCTCATCCTCGAGGGCCGCGAGGCCTACGAGCGTGAGTTCACCTTTGGCGGCCCAGTCAATCCGAAGACCGGCGAACCCTTCGGCAGCCGCACGAAGGCCTTCCAGGAATGGGCCGACGCGCAAGGGAAGCCAGTCTTAACCGACGATCAGGTGGTGCTCATCGAGAACTTGAACTCCGCCGTCCACGCCCACGAACACGCGGCAGCGCTTCTGGCCGACGGCGTCGCCGAAGGGGTGATCCGCACGGACTACTGCGGCATGGCGTGCCAGGCAAGGTTCGACTGGCTTTCCCCGCAGCGCGGGATCGTGGACCTCAAAACCTGCGACAACCTCGACTGGTTGCAGATGGACGCTCGCAGCTACGGGTACGTCCACCAGCTGGCGTTCTACCGGGCCCTTGCAGCAGCCGTCACCGGTACGGTCCTTCCCATTCACCTCATCGGCGTGGAAAAACGCGAGCCATTTCGGTGTGGTGTGTGGCGCATGGGGGAGGACGTGCTCGGGATCGCCCAGAAGGAGAACGAAAAGGGGATCGCGCGCCTCAAGGAGTGTCGCGCGAAAGACCAATGGGTGAGTGGCTACGAGGATATCCGCGTTTTCGACTGGATCTGAACTGATTCCCAATTGAAGGAGGTGATTTCCATGAAGTTGTTGGAACAGGTTATGAGCGGGAAAACGCCCGCGCCAAGGCGAGTGATGCTCTACGGGGTGCAGGGCGTTGGGAAAAGCACGTGGGCCGCGTGCGCCCCCAAACCGATCTTCCTCCAGACGGAGGACGGGCTGGGGGAAATCGACTGCGACAAGCTCCCGCTTGCCACGACGTATGACGGGTCGATGAAGGCCTTGTCGGCGCTGTACACCGAACCGCATCCCTACCAAACGGTCGTGGTCGATTCCCTCGACTGGCTAGAGCGCCTGATCTGGGTGGAGGTCTGCCGGAAGCGGAATGTCGAGAGCATCGAGGACATCGGCTATGCGAAGGGCTACATCTTCGCCCTCACGCAGTGGCGCGAGTTCCTGGAAGGACTGTCCGCACTGCGCAACGACAAGGGGATGGCGGTCGTTCTAATCGCGCACGCCCGAATCGAGCGGTTCGAAAATCCCGAGACGGAGTCCTACGACCGGTACGTGCCGCGCCTACACAAGCTCGCAGCCGCGGTGGTGCAGGAATGGTGCGACGAGGTCTTCTTCGCCAGCTACAAGGTCTACACCAAGCAGACGGAAGAGGGCTTCAACCGCAAGAGGGCCCAGGGGATCGGCACCGGCGAGCGGATCATCCGCACGCAGGAGCGTCCGGCTCACGTGGCGAAGAATCGCCTCAACCTGCCCGAAGAACTGCCGCTCGACTGGAACGCCTACGCCCAATATCTGACCCAAGGAGGGAAGTGATCATGGCAAATCTGAACGGTTTCAATGCAGCCAACGTCGACCCCGCAACCGACTTCGAACCGATCCCGGCGGGGAAGTATCTCGCCATCATCTCGAACTCGGAGATGAAGCCGACCAAGAGCGGGAGTGGCACCTATCTGGAGCTAACCTTCCAGGTGATCGATGGGCAATACAAGAACCGCCTTCTCTGGTCGCGGCTCAACCTGAGCAATCCCAATAATCTGGCGGTGCAAATCGCGCAGGGGGAACTCTCCGCCATCTGCCGGGCGGTCGGCGTGATGCAGCCCAAGGACTCGATCGAACTGCACAACCTGCCACTGGTAGTGACCGTGAAGGTCAAGAAGCGCGAGGACACTGGCGACCTGTTGAATGAGATCAAGGGGTACGCCAAGAAAGAGGCGGCCACGGGTCAGCCCCAGCAGGAAACGACGAACACCCCGCCTTGGGCTCGGAAGTGATCGACGTCCTTCTGCCCGTTCGAACGTGGTCGGAGGCCAACCTCCGCACCCACTGGGGGAAGCGTGCCCGCAGAGCGAAGAAACAGAGGCAGGCCGCCCGGTTGCTTGTCCGGGCGGCCCGGCCCGCTCTTCCGGTGTCCGGGGCTATCGCCATCACGCTTACGCGGATTGCTCCGCGGGTTCTTGATACTGACAACCTCGCCTCGGGTTTGAAAGCCGTCCGGGACGGAGTGGCGGACGCCTTACGGCTGGACGACGGCTCCTCCAGGTTGACCTGGCGGTATGCACAGGAAAAAGGAAAGCCACGGGAATATGCCGTCCGGGTGGAAATTCAGGCCGTTCCCGCTGGCCGAACGATCGTGCGAATTAGGGAGATATGAATGCTCGAGCTTCGACCCTATCAACACGAAGCGGTGGATGCGGTCTACCGCCACCTGCGGGAGCGAGACGACAACCCGTGTGTTGTCTTGCCCACAGGATCAGGGAAAACGTACGTCATGTCCACGGTTTGCCGGGACGCCGTGGGGCGGTGGGACGGGCGCGTGCTGATCCTCGCACACGTAAAGGAGTTGCTCGAACAGACGAAAGAGAAGATCTACCGGGTCGCGCCGGAGATGGGAATGAAGACCGGCGTCTACTCTGCGGGCTTAAAGAGCCGCGACACCGGGTATCCGATCACGATCGCCGGCATCCAGAGTGTCTACAAGCGCGCCTGCGAATTTGATCCCTTCGACCTTGTCGTCATCGACGAAGGGCACATGATCCCGCCGGATGGTGAGGGGATGTACCGGACCTTTCTGGAAGACGCCCGGAAGGTCAATCCAAACCTGCGGGTGATCGGGCTCACCGCGACGCCCTTCCGAATGAAGAGCGGGATGATCTGTGCTCCGGAAAATATCCTCAACCACGTCTGTTACGAGATCGGCGTGAAGGAACTGATCGTCCAGGGATATCTGTGCCCGCTCATCACCAAGGCAAGCCGGGAGAAGGTCGACACGTCAGGCCTCCACGTCCGTGCCGGGGAGTTCGTAGCGGACGAGGTCGAAGACCTGATGAATACCGACGATCGGGTCGAGTCGGCCTGTGGTGAGATCGTCGAGCATACCGCCAAGCGCCAGTCGGTGCTCATCTTTGCCTCGGGGGTTCCGCACGGACAGCACATCGCCGAAGTGATGCGGGAGATCTCTGGTGCGGAGGTCGGCGCGGTCTTCGGCGACACGCACAACTTGGAGCGCGACCGTGTGCTGTCGGACTTCAAGGCCGGGAAGATCAAGTACCTCGTCAATGTGAACGTGCTGACTACGGGGTTCGACGCCCCCAACATCGACTGCGTGGCGATGATCCGGCCGACGCTCTCCCCCGGGCTCTATTTTCAAATGGTTGGTCGTGGATTCCGGCTTAACCCCGGGAAGGATAACTGCCTGGTGCTCGATTTCGGGGGGAACGTGCTGCGGCACGGGCCAGTGGACGACCTCCGCATCCATGAGCGGGACCAGCGGGGGAGCGGAGAAGCTCCCGCGAAGGAGTGCCCGGAGTGCCGAAGTTTGATCGCGGCGGGATATTCGGTGTGCCCTGACTGCGGGTACGAGTTCCCCCAAAAGGAAAGACGCAATCACGACGCGACTGCATCGTCGGAGGGGATTCTCTCCGGCCAGGTGACGACTACGGAATACCCAGTGTTGGATGTCCGATACGGCGTTCACCAGAAGCGCGGAGCAGCTGCCGACGCGCCCCGGACCATGCGGGTTGAGTACCGGATCGGCTTCAATCATTACCAATCGGAATGGATCTGCTTCGAACACACGGGTTGGGCGCGTAAAACGGCTGAGGCGTGGTGGCGCAAGCGCTCGAGCGCCTCGGTCCCGGAGTCGGCCGAGGAGGCGGTGACGCTCGCCAATGCGGGGGCGCTCTGCACGACCGAGGCCATTAAGATCCGAAGTGTCGTCAGCGAGGAATACGCCCGCATCGTCGGGCACGAGTTAGGGAAAAAGCCCCCATGGCGCGAGCCGGGCTGGGATGAGGACGAATCGGGTCAACTCGAACCGAACCATGCCCATGCTGGCCCCGTAACCGCCATGGCGGCAGGAAATGAGGACATTCCCTATTGATACCGATCACGACGGAGCATCTGGTTGATGTTGCGCTGCGGTACGCCGAACTGGGATATCCGGTCTTCCCCTGCGCGCCAGGCGACAAGGTACCCATCACCCCGCACGGCTTTAAGGATGCCACTACCGACGCCGCGCAGATCGAGGCGTGGTGGGGAAAGTGTCCTGATGCGAACATCGGCATCCCGACGGCTGGGCTCCTCGTCGTCGATGTGGACGACGCGGACAACCCTTGGCCGGCGGATCCCGCCCTGGCGAAGGAGATGGCGGGCTGTCCTGTATCGCTGACCCCTCGCGGCGGTCGTCACCATATCTTTCGGCAGCCAGCGGGCAAGGCATGGAAGAACACAGCGGGGCGAATTGCCCCGAGAGTCGATACCCGGGCCGACGGTGGCTACATCGTCGTCCCCCCCTCGGTGGTGGACGGGAAAATGTACCGATGGGCTGAGACGTTCGAATTGGACGTCGCACCCGACCAACTACCGGAGCCGCCCGGCTGGTTGGCGGACCTGCTCGATCGCCCGGGCGACCTGTTCAAGCGGGGGATTACCGGCGACGCAGGAGATAGCCAGACCCCGCCCACGGTCGCGCAAGGTTCGCCCAAGGGCCCGGATTCCCCCCTCGATGGCAACCTGATCCCATCCGGCACAAGGAACGCGACCCTGGCGCGTCTGGCGGGAACCATGCGTCGGGTCGGTATGGGCCGGGAGGAGATCTTCGCCGCCCTAGCGAAGGTAAACGAGGACCGATGCAGGCCGCCGCTTCCGATGCGCGAGGTCGAGAAGATCGCGGCCAGCATCTGTCGGTACGAGCCGGACCAGGTTGCCGTCGCCGTGGCCGAGAACCACTGGGAGCAGGACCAGCAACCCGAGCCGTCGACCGAGGAGGCCGCCCCGGCGCTCCCTGATCCGGGGCCGTTTCCTGACGAGCTCTTGCGAGTGCCAGGGTTTGTCTCGGAGATCATGGACCATTGCCTCGCGGTTGCTCCGTACCCGAACGTGGTGATGGCTTTCTGCGGAGCGCTTGCGCTCCAGGCGGTGCTTTCCGGGCGCAAGGTCCGCGATCCGGGAGATAACCGGACGAATCTCTACCTCTTGGGTCTCGCGCATTCTTCCGCCGGGAAGGACCTGCCGCGCAAGGTCAACACCGAGATCCTGCACGCAATCGGCCTGTCGAGTCAGGTCGGTGGGCGGTTCGCCTCCGGGGAGGGCGTTCAGGATGCACTGTTCATGGAGCCGAGCATGTTGTTCCAGACCGACGAGATCGACGGGATGCTCCAGTCGATCAACAAGTCCAAGGACGCCCGGCACGAAAGCATCATGAATACGTTATTGACGATGTACTCGTCGGCGAACTCGGTGTTCCCTATGCGGCGCAAGGCCGGCAAGGATGCACCGGGAACCATCAACCAGCCCCATCTCGTCGTCTTTGGCACAGCGATCCCCAACCACTACTACGAGGCGCTCTCCGAGCGGATGCTCACCAACGGGTTCTTCGCCAGGATGATCATCCTGGAATGCGGCAAACGCTCTCCGGGTCAGGAGCCGACCATCCGGAAGCTGCCGGCGCGTGTGTTGGAGGTTGCCAAGTGGTGGGCAGATTTTCGGCCTGGTACGGGAAACCTTCAGAACTGGCACCCCGTCCCGCGGGTCGTCCCGCATACGGATGAGGCCAAGAGGATCCTGATCGAGACCCGCCTCGAGGCAGAGGAGGAGTACGACAGGGCGGAAAGCGCAAGAGACGCGGTCGGGACGACCGTGTGGGGCCGGGTGAGCGAACACGTCCGCAAGCTGGCCCTGCTCTACGCCGTGAGTGAGAACCGCGAACAACCGGAGATCGGCAGGGCTGCTGCTGAGTGGGCCAAGCGGTTCGTCATCCACCAGACGCGGCGGATGCTCTTTATGGCGCAGGCCTACGTCGCGGACAATCCCTTCCACGCCGAGTGCCTAAAATTCCTGCAGAAATTGCGCGAGGCTCCTGGAGGGGAGCTCTCTCATAGCGTTCTCTTGAAGCGGATGAAGATGGAAGCCAAGATTTTCCTCGCCCTCATCGCAACCCTCGAGGAACAAGGAGACATCGTGATCCGGACGCAACCCGCTCCCGGTTCGGGGAGACCACGCCGCTTCTATCGCCTCGCCGAAAGTAAGGGAGAAACCAATGGCGAGGGGTGAAGGAAAACAACCGGGAAGGAACGCTCTGGGGGTGAAGGATAGAGAAAAAGGAGTGAAGCAAAACAGGGGTGAAAGAAAGGAAACAAGAATGAAAATGTCCTTGAATATCAAGATGCCAAATTCTTTATCTCTTTCACCCCATCTCGCAGGGGGTAGGTATTTTACCTCTCTCTCTCTTCTTTCTCTCTTTCACCCCCGCGCGCGTATATGCCCCCCTGCGTGCGCGTATGCGTGTGTGTGTGAGGGGGGGGTGAAACGGGAAAGAAAAGAAAGAAAACATCGAGGGCGTTTTGTGGGCAGATCGTTCCGCCGTAATCCTGTTCGGGAGGGTCTGTAAGATGCCGCGTTCCCCGAGAGGACACTTCATGCGAGCAGCCGAGCTTCGGACGCTGGTCCAGGCTCCGTCAACCGTCAAGTATCGCAAGGAGCCACCCGCTCCGATCAAGTGCGACTTCTCCAACGAGCGCCTCCAGTACTGCGTCGACATCGCGGTGCTCGTCGAGCGATGCGATCATTCCGGATACATGGCTGCTTACCTTTCAGGGATGCGGTGGGAGGCAATACCGGAGGTCTTCCGGGGGAAGTGCGCAGCGGACATCCGACGGCTCCGGCGAGAGCTAAGGGACGGAGGTTATTCCGTTGAGTGACTGGCTCGTCGGTAAGAAGGAGGTGGCGAACGCGCTCGGGGTGAGCGTGAGCACGGTGAAGCGTTACCTGCAGCGGTATCCGGATTTTCCGGCTTACAGGCGGGGGGGGACGATCTACGTTTCGCCAGAGGCACTGAAGGCATGGGTGGAACGACGGGAGATGAGGAAGTGTCCGACATGCGGAATTGCTATTCCCGCCTGATACCATGTCGTTCTTCCAACCGCAGGATGATTTGATGGAAACAAAAGGATTCGATATACTTCCCAGAACGCCGCCGCTTTACTCCTAAACGCGGTTCGGCTCTGGGGTTTCAATGTCCCCTGCAATACCATGATGCGATGATCCCGTCCACGATACCCTGCTTTCACGACAACCTCCGGGACACAGGTCTAGCCGTTGTCGCCCTCCTCAGAGTTCGCGATTCCTCTATCCTCGTGTTGATGTGGCAGATGGTTTGATAGGTATCGAAAATGCAGCCTAATACGCGTTAGGTGGGCAGAGAAACAGAATAAGGAGAATATTATATGAGGCAACTCCGGATTTTACTGATTATTATTACGGCAATTATATCATTCCCGACAATGGCGCTAGCGGAAGGAGGGTCAACTGCATCGCGGTCATCTGGTGGCGCGGCGATGGCACTAATAATGTATCTGATTTGCTCTAGGCGGAAGGAAAAAGAGATAGGGGGATGGTTACTTTACTATTATATTCAATTATATTTAGGGTTCATAATGATTATAGTAATGACTATGGTATCAATTAATAATTATAACCCTGCGACATGGGAAGACAATAAATTATATATGCTTTTCTTGTTTTCCACGATTCCTGGAATATTGGTGTACTTTATTCAAACGGGTGTGGCTGCTATGGCTATGAAAACAAGGGATTATGAATGGATTAAGAAATTGAGGGCTGTGTTAATAATAGACATAATTATTGTGTTGTTGGCGACGCTTATTGATTTTCAGTTCTTTAAAGATAATTTGGCTATCGATATCTTGCAACTAATATGGCCGTTAATATGGCTGCCCTACTTCTATAAATCAGTCAGAGTTGAAAAGGTATTCGTGAGCAAAGATTGGTTAACGGTTCCATTGGTATCAACAAATAAATAGCGCCACCTAACAACAGGCTGAAGCTGACGGCTCACCTGGGGAGCGTCGTGAGTGCCCGCAGCTTAGCCTGAGCGTT